TCCGACTTCTAATGGCACGAGGCTCAAACAGTCGAGAAGGTCGGTCGGCAAGAAGTGAAGCCCCGCCTCTTGGTTCTCCCTTGAAGCCCGTCTACGAGGGTCTTGTTCCGACGGATGCTATGAAGGCGGACAATGCCTTTAAATCAGCCAGACGGCTTGCCCTACGAGACATTGGACAGTCGGTTTCTCTTGATGCCGAAGATGGGCGTGTAGCCCCGAAATACACATCGGAAACGATGAACTTCCAATTTGGCGGTGAAACATACTTGATGAAGATTGAGGCGAATGTTAAGTTCTCCGAATCTGGTGGCGACTCCAACACGGAGTTGTCCAATATCAAATACACCATCGAGAAATACAAAAAGAAATAACCTATGGCACGAGGACGAGGAGCAGGCAGAAATGCGTTATCCGAGGGTAAAATCGGAGAACTCATCCGTGGAAACACCGAAGCCTTGAAGCAACAGGCGGCGACGGGTGGCAATATGCCCCCTGCGACTGCTCCTACATCCCCGCAGGCGAACCAGCCAGCCCCCGCTCCTGCACCGACCCCGTCTCCGACTACGCCAGCACCAACTCCTCCAGCAAGCAACACGCAGGCTCTTGAGTCGGCTGAAGCACAGGCGGAATTGGCGGCAAACGAAGCCGCCGAGAAGGCTTTCAAGGATTACCTACAAACCAAGCAGGATAAGGCACAATTTGCCTCCGAGCAGGAGGCTGAAAAGGCACGCCAAGAGGCTTGGGAGCGTTATGTCCGTGGTAAGCAGTCCGCCGCTGGTGCGGCTAACTCCGCAAAGAACCCAGCAAACGCCAAGAAGGGTAAGAAAGACCCGAAGTCAACAGAACCTAAAGAGGAAAAGGAAGTCCAACAGGCGGCACAGGAGCGTCCTTGGTGGATGTCTTCTGGCGGTGGTCCGAGGTTCATTTTTGGCGGAAATACGCAAGGTTCTGATGTCAATCCCGGTGGTGCGTCCGAAATCGCCGCCAAGGAGTTTCGTTCTGACCTTGGTGCGAAGGCTCTCCTCAAGAAGCGACAGGCTCGCCTTGCGGGCGGTGCAACACCTCCGACTCCTCCACCCCCTCCGACCAAGTAAGGTGGACAGATAACCACGGGCATCTATGGCACGAGGTTCAACAGCATCTGGGGGAAGAGCGGCGAGGAGCGAGTCTCCTACACGAGACACTCCGTGGTCTAACCGCAATTCGAGCAAGGTTGCCGAAGCGTCCAAGGATTTTAAGATTGTCGGCTCGGATGGTCGAATCGACATCAATTCGGTCAAGAACGCCGTCGTGTCTGACGATGTGAAGAACCTGTTGAACACTATTTCGGCAGACCTCGATAAGGACGACAAGATGCTCAAGTTTGCTGGCTCAAGTGCGAAAGACCTTGCCGCTGGCTTGGTGACTGACTCTGTGGAACTTGCCTACCTTCGCTCGGCAAGACAATCCCGTATGGATGACATCGCCAAGGGCGGTGAAGAGTCCCCCCGTGCGGTCGAGGCTCAATACGACCAGAAGATTGCTGACTTGGAAGACTCTATCAAGTCCACGATGCGTGATTTTGGCTCTATTCCTAGCACCAAGGCGAAGCAGTATGCCGAACAAGTCGTGCAAATGGTCTCGTCTTCAGCCAAGTCGAGCAAGGGTGCGGGTGATTCGGGAGAAAAGAAGGTCTCCCAATATGACACGAAGAGCGTTCGTGTTATGGTTAACGACATTTACGAGGAACTTACCAAGTAACGACCTATGCAAGCCTGCGAAGAAGCAACACAACTTATTATGACCCTTACGGCTCAAGTAGCCCAACTGAAGCAGATGGCTTCCGTTGAGCAGATTGCCCGTCAGCGTATCATTGAATGTGGTGAGGATGTGATGAACGCTTGGATTAAGGGCGAGAAGCACAGCCAAATCCTACACGCCCGCTGGCAACAGGCGACCGACCCGAAGACCATCGACAAGGAGTTCAAGCGTATCGCCAAGGAGTTTGAAGCCAGACAGCAAGAAGTGCAGAAGGCACGCCAAGTGCTTGAACAGCACGAAAAAGACCAAGCAGACCCGAAGATGCCTACCATCCGTGAGTCTGCCCCTGCTCCCGCACCGAAGAAGCAAAAGTAAGCCCGCCAATGAGCGAGGAAAGCATCGTGGTTCTCTCCAGAATGGGGACACCAGACTTGAACACGCACAGGCGTATGCTGGCTACCTGTATTGCTGACCTCAAGGCGGCACAGCAGAACATTAACCTACTCGTAAATCAGAACACATTGGACAAGACTCCATACCTGTTGGCTGGGCAGGACACGAGCGGGCAAGAGCGTCTTCACGCCGCCAAGATGGCTGTCGAGGCTATCGACAGGGTTCGGGCAGTTATCGGCACGCTACCCTCGTAATGCGAATAAAGGATTTCGCACGGGTCACGGGCTTAAGCCTGCTGGAGACACAGGACATCTTTGGTTCACCCTCGCCTTATAACGATAGTAGGCATTCCATCCTCTCCACGGGGGTCAACCAGCAAGGCGACTTAATCCGAGGGACGCTACGGCTCACCAAGGACGGGGACGACCTCATCATAGACTCCATACGGGCTATGGACACGGGTGGTGGTTCGATGGTCATCGGAAAGATATGCCAATTCGCAGACAAATACAAGGTAGGCATCACCGACCTCACGCCAACCCCGTATCCCTTAAGTCGCTATTCGGTGAGAGTCCGCAAACTTGGTAAGAAAGAACTCATCGCCCTCTACGAGAAGTTCGGGTTCGTGATGGGGGACGACAAACGGATGTTTCGCCTGCCCCGTTGACAATAGGCAAGGCTTACTATGGCAAGAGGTCAAAATGCTTCAACAGGTCGCACCGCCAGAAGTTCGGTGAACGACATCATTCCCCCGCCCCCGGCTCCAGACCCCAACTACAAGCCGCCGGGTCTTGATTTGACAGCCTTCACACGGACGACCGCAGGCGAAACAAGCCCCTTGGGCAAGAAACTCAATGATGTGTTTGAGAAGACACCTACATACCAAGCAAAGGAAAAGGTGTTCAGCACCTCTTCGACATTGTTTGAAAAGCCCGCCCCTGCGGGTCTTAAGGGGTTTGAAATCGAGAGATGGAATCGCAACAACAAGGATGCCCAAGAGCGTTTTGCTATGCTTGGTGAAATCACCAAGAGTTCCAAGACGGACAAGGAGTTCTTTGAGAAACTTGGCGAAAGAGTGAAGACCTCGGATTCTGGTAACTATGTAGTCCAGACGGGTATTCTCTACAACGGCAACCTTGACGGCAAGGGTCGTGCGGAGCAGTTCCTAACATCCGTTAAGGAAGGACTCAAGGAAGGCACATTTGGCGACAAGTATCGTGAAGCCAAGGTCACCTTCAAGGGTTCACGCAAGGATGAGATTCGCATCGACTTCCCAGAAGGCACGGAATTGCCGAAACGCTCCGAACTTCGTAATGCCGTCAGAAACCTTGGTCGTTCTATGACCCAGACGCAGACGGAGTATTATGGTGATGGCTTCGGATACACAAGTATGCCACAAGTTTCCTTCCGTGTAGGTGGCAAGGTCGTCGATTCACTCGATTACATCTAATCCGTGGCAAGAGGCTCTAACAGCCGAGAGGGTCGTTCCGCACGGAGCGAGGTCTATCGTGACTTCGAGCGAACCCAACGAACGACCCCTCCGCCCGTGAAGGGCGAGGTGGACTTTGGTCTTCAGCAGAAGGATGCTGTCTATGTGCCTATCTATGTAGTGTCGGAAATCCAGAGTAAGGAGAACCGAACAAAGGATGCGGTCGCCGACGCACAAAATGTGCTGGCGAAGCGAGACCAAGCAAGATTGGTCGCCTCGTTGGGTGGTGAAGACAAAGCCAAGGAGGCTTTTGCCCTGTTCAAGGAGAAGGGGCTACCTATGGAGTTACTGAAGCCAAGAGGCTTTTACAGCGAGCAGGAGCAGTTCAACAAGGAGTTGAAGGAGGCTGGCGATACGATGCTCCGCAAGGATGACCCGATGCTGGTGCGTGCGTTGAGCAATTACTTTGAGGCACAGAAGGTTGGTAAGAATCCTACATACGAAATGCTTGGTCAAGGTGGCAACGGATACAGAAAGGGTTCGTTCCAAGCCGTCTATAACAAGGAGCAGAAGGCGTGGGAGTTGGTTCGTTATGGAAGCCCGCTACTGAACTCCGATGACCCAGAAGACCGATACGAGGAACGCAATTGGTTTGCGGTCAAGGGAATGCCTAACAACAGGGCGATGGAGACAAAGATGAAGAAGATTGCCATCGTCCTTAACACCTTCGTCGAAGACTGACGAAGCGTAATGCTTAAGCCTGTGGCTTCCGCAGGAGCGGGTTATGCACATTGAAATACCAATCGGCGAGCAGGAGAGCGTCCGCCGTCTGGTTGGTTAGGTCTTTCCGCACGCCGTAATGCTCCTTGGCGTAGAGGGTCAGTTGCTTCTTCCAATCGCTGTGCTTAATCTCGCCACGCTTGATGCCCTTCTCGTCTCGGATGTGGCGTTGCCACTCCGTCGGCGTGACCTCAATGGGTCGTAGGTTCTTCGCCGCCAGATAACCAAGAGTGATTCCGAACGCCTCGAACAGGACTGCGATGCGTGCCGCTGGAATCATCGTTCCCATAAAGCGAGGTGGACGCTCGATGACCACAGTCTCAACCTCCGCCGTCACGGCAAAGTGCTTATCGAGGACGGGCTTCAGCGTCTCCATCGTGTCGCCCGTGAGTTTCTCAAGGACGAAGGTATGGGTCTTCAAGTCCCAGACGCAGATGCCACCATTGGCTCCGCTGTCGATGCAGATTAGTTTGCTCATCGTGGAGGTAGTTCTTTGAGTTGTGCGGCGATGATGCCGATGGCTCGCTTGGTGCGAGCGGGGAGTTCGGAATACTTGTAGTCGTGGTCGTCACGGAAGCAAGACGGACCCCGTGCGTATGAGGCGTAGACCTCCCAATAGTAGGGCTTCCTTCCGAGTTCCTTTTCGAGAACCATTCCGCACCAGCGGAGATACTCGATTGCGTATTGGCGAGAGACATAAGCGTCGTGTGCGTATGCCCACGGGTAGCGATACTTCTTCTCCTTGGTTCGTTCCTTGTTCACCTGTTCCCAAGCGACACGCCACATCTGGTATGCTCCTCTTGCCTTGCCAGAGTCGCCGACTGCTTGCGTGTTGTTGTTGCTCTCCGCAACCGCTACGGCAGATGCGAGACTATTATAGTCGAACCCCATCCCGATGGTAGGCATCATCAAGAGCAGGAACAGATTAATCGGGAAGAGGCGGGTCTTCATCGTCGGCATCATCGAGGACTTCGTTGAGAATGTCCAGCGTTGCTTGATAGTCGTCCGACGAGCCTTCCTCCATATCCTCGACCTCAATCTCCACGATGGCTTCAATCATACGGGCGAGTTTGCCTGCTTCCATCCTGTCTCCCTTGGCGAGTGCGATGTTCATTGCGAACCAGATGAGGTTCGTAGCGGCCGCAACAGATGTGCTGATGTTGTCGTTATCGACAGGCTCGCAGAGCGGAGGGATTGTCTTTCCTCCAATTTCTTGAGGCTCGAACACGGAGATTTGCTTGACCATTCACCATTGCGAAGTGTCACCTTATGATAGGAGTGTGAAGGAAAGTTTGTTCACACACAAAAATGCCCGTTGACGAAGTGCGTGCGACTACCCATAACAGGTTTCGCACAACGCACTATGTCTCACGAAAACAACGGAGAAATCATCGAGGTCAACTCCAACCTCACCAACGCATCCAACAGCGTTGGCATCTACAACAAAATCACCGACCCCATCCAAGCCATCGAGAAGATGGGCGAGATGATTTGGGCTTCTGGTATGTTCGGTTGCGTCAAGCCCGAACAGGGTATGGTGCTGGCGATGCAATGCCTCGCTGAAGGCAAAGCCCCGCTCGAACTCGCCAAGACCTATCACATTATCGAGGGTAAGTTGACGATGCGAGCCGATGCTATGCTGGGTCGCTATCTCACTACGGGCGGTAAGGTCAAGTGGCTCGTCCGCTCCGATGTCGAAGTGCGTGCTATCTGGTCGAAGGATGGCAACGATGTCGAAATCGCCTCGACCCTCGAAGAGTTCAAGAACAACGGCATCGCTATGTCCGCCAAGGGTGGTCTCAAGGACAATTGGCGTAAGTTCCCGAAGCAGATGCTCACGGCTCGCAATGTCTCCGAAGCCGTCCGTCTCCTCGCTCCGCAAATCATCTCTGGCATCTACACTCCCGAAGAGGTCTCCGACTTCTCCTCGCAGGACAAGCCCCTGCCCAAGCCCGTGGAGTATCAGCGTGTGGAGCAGAAGACCGAAGTCGTGGTTGACCCCGCACAGGCTGTCATCGCCCGTCTGGACGAAGTGCTCTCCAAGTTCGAGCCTCACGCCACGAACTACCTCATCGAGAAGAAACTCATCAAGGAAAGCAAGACTTACCGAGACCTCGATGCGATGACCGCACAGCGTATCCTCTCTAACCCCTCGAAGATTGTCGGCATCCTCGAAGGTATCGTGAATGCCTCTTGACAGAGAGGCGTTAACCAGCACAACAGCCATTCCTACGACTATGACTAACGACGCAACTACTCCTGCCCTCAACACTTTTGCCCTTGCCTCTGGCGGGAAGCAAGACGCACCCTCGCTCGCACAGGGTTCGTATGACAACATCCAAGCGGAAGACTACCATCGTATCCTTGGCTTGACCAAGAGTGGTCTGATGATGCTCCGCAAATCTCCCGCACACTTCTGGCATTGGATGACCAGCCCCTCCGAGCCGTCTACCAAGGCGATGCACATCGGCACGGCTACGCACCTCGCCGTCTTCGAGCCTCACAAGTTCAACGAGGAAATCGTTGTCGTCCCCGACGACGCTCCGAAGAAGCCTACCAAGGCACAGATGGATGCCAAGAAGCCGAGCGAAGATGCGGTGACCGCCATCGCTTGGTGGAAGGACTTTTACGCCAAGAACGAGGGCAAGATTATCCTGTCGCAGGACGAATACGCACAGGTGCAGGGTATGGCTACGAGCGTTCGCTCCAACAAGGAGGTCGAGCCTTACCTCACTCACGCTTCCGCCAAGGTCGAAGTCTCCATCGTCTCCGTGGAGAAGGTCAATGGTCTGGACATCGTTTGCAAAGGTCGTGCCGACCTCATCACGATGGACAACACAGTTATCTGTGACCTAAAAACCTGTGAGGACGCATCCGCTGACGGCTTCAACAAGTCGTTTATGCAGATGGGCTATTGGATGCAAGCCTGCCACTATATCGCTATCTGCCGTAAGGCTGGCATTCCCATCCAGAAGTTCATCTTCATTGCGGCGGAAAAGAACCCGCCGTATTGCACGGCTCTCTACGAACTCGATGCTGGTTCGCTTGAGAAAGCGTTTGCAATCCGTCAGCGTCTGATGGAGAACCTCTCCGTCTGCATCGCCAACAACGACTTCCCTGTCCACACGAAGGGCGTGACCTCGTTCACCCTCCCGCCGTGGATTAACTAATTCCCCCAAGGAAACACAACCAACCCAAAAACCAAAAAACCAAAGAAAAAATGAGTAAGTTCAAAGTAGACCTCAATGCGGGCGACCGCCCCGAACGCTTCACGGATGAAGGCGACTACAATGTCGTCATCGACTCCGTGGAACAGCAGATGACCCCGCAGGGTTTCGAGAAGGCTCTCATCGTCTTCAAGGACTCCGCCAACCGCTCGTGCAAGGACGACCTCCTCAACAAGGATACTGTCTATTGGCGGCTCAACCAACTCATCGTCGCCACGGGTATGAAAGTCCCGAACGGCACGGAGTATGACTTCACCAAGCGTGGTGAGTTCTTCAACTTTGTCCGCTCGTTCGTCGGGATGAAACTCGCCGTGACGCTGAAGAAGGACTCCTACGAGAAGAACGGCGAAACGAAGACCTTCCTCAAGGTCTCTCGCTACTCGAAGCCGAAGGAAGACGCTCCCTTCTAACACACCTTCCCCCGTGTGAGAGCGGGGGTTGTTGGTAGTCATAGTCGTTGTTGAATACCAAGGGGCGGGGGGTAAAACCCTCGCCCCTCCTTTTTTCATTTTTGCTGTTGACAATACCCAAACACTTGACCATAACATAAGACATCAAACCAATCCTTATGCAAGCCTCCCTCTTACAAGCCCCCTCCTTCTCTGTCGAACAGGTCGAGTCCCTCTACATCGGCAAGGGTCATTGTTGCCGTTGCGGTTGCGGTGGTAACTACTTCCGTGTCGAAGAAGACCCGAAGAACGCCAAGAAGATTAAGCACTACCTCAAGAAACTCGCTTCGGGTAAGTATCCTGTCCTCGTGCAGGACGGATACATCTTCGAGATTGAACTCTCCAAGGCTGGTCACGACCGAGTGGCTACCTTCTATCTCCACGACAAGGTCGAAATCAACTAATGAAGCCTCCCGTCTTCTTCCCCATCACCCTGTTGCCCAACGGCGACATCGGGATGGACTTCAACAAGATGTCCAACGACCTCCTGCGTGAAGCCTACGAGCAGTTCAAGCGTCCCAGCAAGGATTGGGAGCGTGAAGCGTCCGACAAGCGGGAGTTCGCCCGCATCTGCGACGAGATGCACCACAGGGGTATCTGAACGGGGTAGACACCGAACAATAACCACTATGGCACGAGGACAGAACGCAAGCACAGGACGCTCCGCTCGAAGCGAGGGCGTGCCTAACATCGGGAAGATGTCCACCTCCGATGCGGAGGCTTATCTCCTCAAGAACGCCAACAGGGGCTACCCAGCCAACAAAGACGACATCCTCGCCCAATACGGCGAAGAGGCTTATGAGAGCCGTGCGAACGGACTCCGTGCCCCGTCTTATGGTCAATGGCTTCAGCAACAGGTGAACCGCAGGGAGCGAACCAAGGCTCGTGAGAACTCCCGTGAGCGTCTGCTTGCCACCCCAGAGGGGAAGAAGATTGAGGCAGACTTTGTTCGTGCGAAGAACTTTTACAACGAAGCGTCCGCCGAAACCAACAAGGCTCGTGACGAACTCGAAGTCGCATTCCGCAAGGAATACGGACAACCGATGGCGGACTATATGGACAAAGCCTCCAATCGTGGTCGCTCGATGGACGAGATTGACGCAAGCATCAAGGCTATCGTCCCAGAAGCATACGCAAAAGTGGACAGGCTTCTTGCCACGGAGAACGCACTCCAAGCCGAATACGACAAGAAGGAAAAAGCCCGACAGGCGTTCTTCAATCCTTAATCTACGACTATGGCACGAGGCTCTAATTCATCATCTGGCTCTGGACGAGCCGCCCTATCAGAGATTGGCACGATAACCAATACGCTGTCCCCTCGTGAGACCGAGCGACACAAGGAGGTTGCCCGCACGATGGTAGACCAACTGAACACGCTGGCGAAGGATTACAGCCCGTTTGGTCTGGGGGCGTATGTCCAGCGTGGTTCTCTCCGCTTCACGGGCATCCAGAACGGGGACACTACCTTGACCTTCAAGGTCACCAAGCCCGGCGCAGGATGGAATGTCGAACTGAAATACCGCTACGGCTCTGATGTGTATGACCTCAAGGTGGTCACATCGAGAGGCAAAGTGGTTACTGACCTACCAGAAATCCAAGTTGATTCGATGTTCGATGCCATCAACGAGGCGACTCTCAAAGAGGCGTATCGGGGCTGACAATAACCCACGACTACTATGGCACGAGGCAACAAATCATCCGAGGGGCGAGCGGCTCGTTCCGAAGCCAACCAATATGGCTCTTCAGACTTTACCTCCCGTGAGCGTGCCTCACAGGGCGGACGCAATGTGAACGAAGACACCATCAGCAGGGACTTCCGTGGCATTGCCCAAAACAACGCCTCTTACCAATACACCGACCCCAAGGGCGAAGAGCGTGAAGCCAGAGACAACGCCATCTTCCACATTAAGGAAGCCTACAAGGAGCGTAGCAAGTTTGCGGGTGCAATGAACGGCGAAGTGCCCGACAGCCCGTATGTTATGGATGCCATAGATGCCCTTGAGTCGATGGGCACAAAGTGGATTAAGGAGGGTCGTGGTCCGTCTGGCAGAGAAGCCAAGGAGTATATGGACATCATCAAGCGAGCAATTGAGGCGGTGGACTACCAGACCAATCGGGACATTCGTGATATGCTGGGGTGATGCCTACCTTCCGTTGACATAACCCAACAATCACTATGGCACGAGGAAGCAACAGCAGAGAAGGTCGAGCCGCCCGAAGTGAGGGTGGTTCTTCCGCATTTCAAGGAGCGGAGGGGCAGGCTGGGGCTTCTTTTATGAAGTCTCAAATCAACGAGGTTGGTCTTGTTAAGAGCAACGCCATTTCAAGGGAAACAGTCGTGGCTATTTCTAACGCTCTCAACCAGATTGCGGACAAGATTATACCGACCAAGCCAACCACATTGACGGAACTTTATGATACGAACGGCAAAGCCTACGACAGATTGATTTCTGTCAGAAGCGATGAAGCGATTGGCAACAAGAAGGTTGCCGAAGCAATTAACCTTTTGGCAAACGAAACAGACAGGGATAAGCGTATTACCGCAAAGGGTGGAGCGGGTTATGTCCAAGAAGGGCTTGGTCGAGGTCGTAAAGCGGTCATCGCTTTGGCTAACGACCTTATGATGAGAGCGTTTGTCCAAGGTCAGCGTAATTTCTCTGGGTTTGCTCAATTGAGTATCAGCGACCTTACTCCTACATTCGGAGAAAAGACCGCCGCCAAGTTGGTTGACCTTGCCCTGCGTGAGGGCTATGACAGAATGCAACGGGCGGGTATGACTTGGCAGGAAAAAGACCCCCGTAATCAGTTGTCTGGTGGTCGTGCCGCAAAGTCGGAGCGTTCCGCAAGTTCTGCATACAACCCAGACACCCAGAAGATTCGTATGCAGGCAATTACCGAGACGCTTGAACGCAAAGACCTTACGCAGGAACAAAAGGCAATTATCTCCAGCGAAATCGCCAAGGGCTTTAGAGACAAGAAGATTGGGCTTGGTTGATGCCTACGGGGCGTTGACACAGACCAAGAGGCACTATGGCAAGAGGTAATCGAGCAAGCGAAGGTCGTTCGGCACGCTCCGAGGCGGGCACAGTCTTTCGTGCTGAAACTGCACAGGCTCGCATTAACAGGGCGGTAGACCTGTTGGAGACATTTAAAGCCGAAGCCGACAATTCCAAGTTTGACGAGGACAAGGCGTTGACCGCTATGAAGTTGTATCTGGCGAACAACCGAGCCGTCAAAGAACTGACCGATTTCCGCCCAGACAGAGAGTCATACAAAATCGACATTGCCGAATCCGACCACCTAAAGAAGGTTGGCAAGTTGAACTTGATGGAAAGCACAGTTGACGGAAAGAAGATTGACTACGAGTATCGTCAAAAGGGCGGGTTTGACCGCTCTGGAACAAAGTCTACAAGGTCAGAAGAAGCGAGCGATGCTTTTGAGCGTGGAAATAGAGACGCTAACAAGGAAAACGGCTTCATTTTTGCCTTGGATGCAAACAAGAAACTTTACGCCATCCCGCACACTTGGGATACCAACGACCCGCAAGGCACAGTTGGCATCTTCCGTGGCGACCTAATTGAGAACAATACACCCAATGGCACTCAATCTCTCCGTGTTATTGGAACTTTTGACGCATCTCCCCGTGGTCTCCAACTTGCCGCCGCCACCGCTGGTAGCGACATTGGTCGCAAGAATGGCGTTAAGCAGACGGCTGAAATCATCTCAAGTTCAGCGTGGCAGGCTGAAAGCATCGCAGAGGGTGCGAAGGTTGGCAGTTACAAGATAGAGCAGATTGCGAAAGCAATTGGACCTGCTGGTCGTCCATACAAGGAAGGTCAGTCCAAGTCTGGTTCTGGCTTTAAGGTTACACGCATCGACCCGAAGTCTGGACTGAACAATCTGGTTGACTAACAACCACCCTGCAAGGGATGAAACCTTGCAAGTGTTGTGGGAAGTTAATTAGTCCTAACAAGAGGAATCCCTCTCGACCCATCGTCTATTGCTCACAGAAGTGCCAGAACATTTGGCAGAACGAGCAGACGATAAAGGCGTGGAAGGCTGGCAAGTTCGACGGGGTTCGGGGCTTCCAACTCCAATTATCCCAGACCATCCGCAACTACATCCTCAATAGGAACGGACACAAGTGCAGTCGGTGTGGATGGAACAAGAAGCATCCCGTATCGGGCAAAGTGCCCGTGCAAGTTCACCACAAGGACGGCAATGCGATGAACACCAAGGAGAAGAACTTGGAGGTGCTGTGCCCCAATTGCCACGCCCTAACCCCAAATTGGGGGGCGGGAAACAAGGGCAACGGGCGAACCATCAAGGAGCGTCAGATGCGGTTGACTGCGGGCAAGAAGCGACCCAAGAAGCAATATGGCGAGAGGTAGCAACAGTCGAGACGGACGAGCGGCACGCTCGGAGGGGGCATCCACGCCCCGCCGTGATACCCGTATGGTTACTGTGGGCTTCGATATGCTCGCCACTACGACAGGCATCAAGTGGACGCAGAAGCAGGATTTGGGTGAGGTGTCCGCCAAGATGACCAAGGCTCTCGCCCCATTGGATGAGTCCCAGCGTAAGACGCTGTTTGAGTCCTTTGAGTCGAAGGGGCAGACGGGATACTTCCTAGACAAGGAGACTGTTGATTATGCCAAGAAGGAGGCTGGTCGCCTCTGGGATGAGGTCGTATCCAAGGACTTCGGATACCTCAAGGCGGAGTTCCCAGACGAGTTCAAGGATTTCACCAAGGATTGGGCGTTTGGTCGCCCCGGCTCTGAAACCGCCACAGTCGAGTCCAAGGCAAAGCAGATTTTCGTAGATGAGGTGGTTCGCCGAACATCGGCTATCATCCGTGGGGCACAGGGCGGGGAAGACGGCGAGCGTGCCATCAAGAATTGGAACACATCGTATGAGGGGAAGGTCGGTCTGGAGTATTCCGCCAACCTCAAAACCAACAAAGACTTCACCAAGGTTATGAGTAGGGGGCTGAACGAGTCCGTGCAAATCGCCCGTGACGCAATCACCTCACGGCTCATCAAAATCCTCGCCCCATAACCGATGTCACGAGGAAGCAATGGCAGGGGCACACGAGGCGGGCGGGAAGCCCGTAGCGAAAGCACATCCGTGCGTGCTATTATGAGCCAGAAGTCGCCTGCTGTGCGACTCGTCGGCAATCTGGTCAAGTCCAAGGCTCTCATCGAGAAGGACGGCGTGCAGTCAGAGGGCGATGATTTGCCTCCTACACAGGAATTGATTGAGATGGCGAACAAGGAAATCGCCGTTGCGGAGCGAACCATCTCGAACGCCAATGTCGAACACGGGGCGGTTTACGACGAAGACGGCACACAGGTGATGGTCAAGACATCGCACAACGGCTCGGCTGTGTGGTTATCCAACAAGGAAATCAAGGCTATGAAGGGCAGAATCTTTACGCACAACCACCCCATCGTCGATGGCGTTTCTCTGCCGTTCTCACGAGCGGATGTGACCCTCCTACACTTCGCAAAGGCAAAGGAGTTTCGTGCCGTTGCGGGTGACAAGGTCTTCAGCATCAGTCCGCCGAAGGACTCGAAGTTTTGGAAGATGAAGGAATCGGATGTCGAGAAGATGCTCAACGCCGCCAGAGAAGTGGCGTTTGCGAAACTCGGATACAAGGGCGATGCCACATACTCGGCGACGACCAAAGACCTTGCGACCGCCCTCGACGATATGCTTAAGATGGTTGACCGCAAACTGAACATCGGATACACCACAAAAAATCTATGACCAAAGGACGAACCACAGGCGACAATATGGACGGCAACGAGCGTGACCCGAAGAAGCAAGTCGGTCCGAACTCGAAGCCCGCCGAACTTACCCAAGAGCAGGAAGATGCCATCCTCGAAGCGACCTTAAAAGGACTCTCCGAAAAGAAGATTAAGGCATTGATTTCCAAGATGTTGGAAGAGGGTAAGTGAGCGTTGACATAACGCCACGGGCGTATGGCAAGAGGGCAGACAAAACCACGCTCAAGCGTGCAGGGCATCAGCGTCCGCACGATGGCGGATGAGCCTGTGCGTGCCGATGTCGCTGGCTACTTCCGCAACAATCCAGAAGGCACTCTGAAGGACTTGTATCAGCAGGGAGACCTCGTGTTGCTTTACGATAACGGCAAGGCACAGCCCGTCCGTTTGTCCGTCGTGCGTGACCGCTCCGTGGTAGGACGCTTCTTGCTTGGCGGTCGTGAGATTACGGCGACACGCTTGACGCTTGAACGGGATGCCAACGGCAATCCCATCGGTCTCAAGGAGACGGGGCGGGGCGGTCGTCGAGTCGCTTAAACCAGCGATTGCGGTCGGGGTGGAACAAGTATTCCCAGCGAGCCTTGGCAGATGTGAAGTATTGCTGTGTGACGGCAAACTCTGACGGAGTCTGGTTCTTCAAGCCAGCCACGAGGTGACCGCCTCCGTGGGCTGGTCTCTTCCAAGTTCTCTTTTTTCTCACGCCCTTCATAGGATTTCAAAATCCAATCGGTCTGTGCATCTCTTCCGACTGCTCCTCAATTGTCTTATCCGGATCCACAAGCCAGCGAACATACTTCGCACACTTGAGGCACTTCGTCTCCGACTTCCAGAGTCGTGTCGGCGTGCTGTGAAACAAGGTTTTGTTTTCCCAATGGCGTTGCTTGCAATGCGGGCAGGCAAATGTCGGGTGGCAAGGCTGGACTGACTTGAGGTCTTCCTCCGTGTATCCAAGCGGGTTGTCCTTGCTCATTGGTTCACTTGTGGCGAACCACGGGAGCGGTGCAAGGTTTCACTTACGAATCGTATCGCTTGGGCGTTACATCGACATAGCGAGAGCCGTGCTTCTTGGACATCCGCACCTTGGACACGCCAAGGCTTGCGAGTTGCCCCTTCGTTAGCCCTTGTAGGCTGTTTGGGATGGGGGCTTTGCCGTCCGCCAGCATACCCAGCACATCGGGCTTCTGGGAGGCTTGGGAGAGGTCAATGACCAGCGGGGGGAGTCCGAGCGGGGGCTTCTCCGAGGCAGGCAGGCGGAACTTGAACTTGAAGGTGAAGGGCTGGCTCATACGGCACGCACGATGGGGATGGCGGTGTCGGGCATCAAGGCAAGACTCGCAGGACGGCTGTTGGTCAGCGTGATGCTGACACGCTCGTCGTGGTGGTCGATGAGTTTGACGCACTCCCGAATAAGTTGTAGGTCAGTCGGCGAGAGGTCGAGGTCACAGAAGATGTCGTGCTTCTGGAGATTGTGGATACGGATGTGTTGCATTACGGAAGGGCTTTGAGGTCGAACCCGCCGAGGTGGCGGAAGTCGGGCATCTTGCTTACCATCTCGTTGACGGCAAGGTCGTGATTGGTAGCGGCGAGGGTCTGCATCTTGTGACGCAGGATGGCGTTGGCTTCCTCTTGCGAGTTAGCACGGACTTCCATCTCCACGAGGATGGTCATCGCCGTGTAGTAAACGGGCTTATCGATTTTCTTCATTTTTGATAGGATTCAAAAGCGGATTCTTTTCTTCTTCTTGTTCGAGGGAGTCTGCGATGCGTTCCAGAGCCTTTGCGATTCGGGCGAGGAGAGCGTGCTGGGGGTCGGAGTATTGGCTCATTAGAGGGGCGACATACCGAGCGGGTAAGTCTTCTTGTTGAAGTGGTCGCTGACACGCCCAGCCGAGCCGAGGTCGTCTTCGAGGGACTTGGACAGGGTTGCGAGTTCAGCCGCCAGCAGGATGTGCTGGGCTTCGACCTTCTCGACCTTCTCCTTGGCTTGCTGGACGGACTCCTCTTCAGCCCACTCTTCGCCCGTGGCGAGACCATCGACTTCTTCTTGTAGGCACTCTCGTGCCCAGCGGAGGTCGCTGTCGCATTCGGCGTATTCTTTCGCCTTCTCGTAGACCTTGTCCAAGGCGTGCTTGGATTCGCCGAGCAGGGCGAGGATTTTGGAGATGTTCGGGTCGGTGTATTTCATAGTCGTGGCTGATGTTATGCTCAACAGATTGGGTTTCGTCAAGAGGCAAAAACAAAAGGGGCGAAGTATTTCTACTCCGCCCCCTGCGTCGTCGCCGATTAGTTCAACTTGACCAGCAAGTCCTCGATGCGGTTGGAGCGGACGGCACGGACGAGCGTGTTCATCACGGACGAGTTGAGGCGTTCAGCCAACTCGAAGCGGGGCTTACCACGAGAGCCAGCCTCGACATTGTGAGTGAAGTGCTGGGTGCAGGCGTTGTAGAGATTCCACAGGTTACGCTTGGAGTCCTCCTTGAAGGTCGGAGCCTTCCAGATGCCCTCGATGGCTTCAGCGTGGCGTTCGCTCATCACCTTGCGGTCGGCGAGGTTGAACAGGATGCGAGAGCCGTCCTTCATCGAGACGGGCATTTCGCTCATACGCTGGAAGGCAGGGATGGCGTTGTGGAAGGACTGAACGGCGGAGTCCAGAGCACGACCCACGAAGTCCACATCGAGCGAGGAGGTGTGCTTACGGGTGAGGTTGAGCGTGTTGACCGGCGCCGCCAGCCCGTTCGTGCAGATGAGGCGAACCATCCCGACTTGGAACGAGGCACGGAGCGACCCGTCGAAACTGTTCTGGACGGCGAGGCGGAAGGTGAGGTCTTGACCATCGACCTTCGCACCGATGTTCGGGAAGTCGTAGATGGCACGCATACGAGCACCGCCGTGGGTGACGACCTCCTTACGCTTGAAGACATCCAGACCATTGCCCTTGAAGAGAGCCTCGGAGGAGGTCAGCAGGGTTTCGTTCTGGAGGATTTCGTAGCGGTCGGTGACAGTAGCGAAGACTTCGCCCGTGTCGGTGCGTCGGTTGCCGAAGAAGCGGGTCGCCTGTCCGTCCTGCGTGAGCAGGGGGACGCATTCGACTTGGTAGTCGAACTTGGACGAGAGGCGTTCGTCGGTGGTGTCGTTGATGTCGGTGTGAACCATATGTGTGTTAGGTTGGGTGTTGGTATCTGGGTTGGAGATTAGATGAGTTCGGCTTCGATGCGGGCGAGGAGTTGCTCGTAAGCGTCCAGAGCCATCTTGCTCTGGTTGAACTTGAGACCCCGCTTCTTGAGGCACTCACGGACGGCATCCGTGCGTTCCTTGATGGCGACGATGCGGTCACGCCATTCGGGGGAATTGTGACCTTGGGCGGAGAGAGAAATCAAGGTGACGGCCTTGAACTTCTTTTGCTTCTGGCTGTTGGAAGCCTCTGGGACAGTCACGAAGGACGAGAACTGCGAGAGGTTGGCGGGTTTGTCGGAGGACAGCATTGTGTTCTTGGTTTGGGTGTGGATTGGTGTTTGTGCGGATTGGGAAGCGGTTGTCAAATAAAATTATTGGGCGTTGCGAATCGCCTTCTCACGGCAGAGGTCGGCGAGGGCGGAGTAGATGCGGGTCATCGTTTCCTTGTCGAAGCGGTTCGCATCGTAGCGTCCCTGCCCCCACGAGCCTTGTGCCCAAGCGAGGGCATCTTCGGCGATGGCGTTGATTTGTTCTTGGGTCATACGATTAGAGCGAGGCGAGGGCGAAGCACAGGGCGATAGCCGTGAGCGTGAAGAAGAAGGTGAGGAAGGCGGAGAACATAGTCGTGAGAGAAAGGGGAAGGGGGCAGTAGCCTTTGGGACTACCGCCCCCGTTGTGTTAGCCGTTGACCTCCGCTTCGGAGACCTCGCCGTTGAAGGAGACGAGGTTGGCTTCCTTGATGTTGAAGACCTCGGTCGGGGTCTTGGCGGCGGAGCGGGCGGAGGGGACGAGGAAGGACTCGAACTCGTCACGGGAGACTTCCTTGCCGTTCACCTTGAAGGTGGACTTGGACTTCACGCCGTTCACAGTCGTGAGGCGGAGGAAGCGTTCACCCTTATGGGCGATGACGAAGGGGAACTTCTCCCAAGTGCCCCAAGCGAGGGGCTGGACTTCCGTGCGTTCGCCGTTAGCGAACTCCGCCTTGGTGGAGGCGAGGTTGGCGAAGTTGACACCAGAGCGGAACACGCCCGTGGTGGTCTTCTCCAGCGTCACGCCCTTGAACTCGGCGGCGGGCTTCGGGTTGGACTTGAAGGTCACCGAGGCGAACTGTCCAGCGGCGGACAGGAAGGCGTTGATGACATTGGTGGTGGTGGCGGGGGTCATAGCGTTGGGCATATGTGGGTGGGTGTGTGGGTGAGAGAGTGGGAGGGAGGAGCGGGTGGTGTGTGCTGGGCGGGTATCGGTTATTTCGATGTTGGAACTCAATCAGATACCCAGCCGTTTGCCAAGAACATTTTTCAGTCCAAAATCAAAAAAGTTGTAACTCATTGATAATCAACGACTTACGAAAGCATTTATTTTCTGTTTCGGGAAATAAAATCAGAGAACAAGGTCGCATCAAGGGCGACAACGCACCAATTTTGCACCGATGAAACGCTCTCCGCTCAAACGCAAAAGCCCAATGCGTTCAAACAGCACTCTCAAATCAAAAGGTATCCAGAATACATTACGCACGCATCGACCGATGCGAAGAGTAAGCAAGAAGAGAGCGAAGGAAAACAAACTCTACACAGAAGTGCGTAAGGAGTATCTCACTACACATCCACGATGCCAAGTGTGCATCGACTCTCCTGCGTGCGACATCCATCACAGGCGTGGACGATGGAAGTCTCGTCTCTACGACACCACATACTTCCTTGCTGTGTGCCGTCCGTGCCACGACCGCATTCACCACAACCCAGAGTGGGCATACGAAAAAGGTTTGCTCCTCCCTCGATAGAACGCTTGACGCTGGTTCACGGCATACGCATAACAAGTGCACGGCGTTCAGCCTATCATAAATGAGCAATTGGCAAGAGCGTCTGGATTGGAATATGGCGGAGATAAGGAAACTCGCCATCGTCAACGAGCAGAAGGCGGAAGCCAGACGCAAGAAGGCGGAGAAGGAAAAACAACTCCTCATCCAAAACGGCGTAGACCCTGCCAAGTTAACCACACCTCTCCCTCCCACCATATCCCAAACCAAAGCACGCAAAATGGAAAAGCACGAACTCGACCTCGGTGACATCTGCCAAGTCTCGGCTGGCAAGTTTGCCGACAAGAAAGTCCTCGTCATCAAGGCAGGCATCCAGACCAAGTTCGGTCTGAAGACCATCACAGTCGAATACTTCGCCTCTGGACGCACGGGCGAAAAGATTTGGGTCAGCCCCGAACAACTGAAGTTCGAGGGCGAGTCCGATATGGAGACCGCCACCGCCATCAAGGAAGCCGACTACCAAGAATGGAAGGCTCGTAAGCAGGCGGGTGTCCCTCCCGCTTCCTCGTTCGCAAAGAAGAAGCCTTGGCAGAACAAGCCCAAGGCGACCGAAGGCGACGGAGACGACTCCTTTCTCTGAAGAGGAGGGCGAACTGCCCTCCGCAACCAACCCCGAAGGTTGGGAGATACTCCCCGCACGCATCCTCCCTCACACGGAGTTGTGTGCCTTCGTGTGCACGCCCGCCGTGCATAAGGGGAAGAAGGACAACAAAGGGGACGAGATAGTTAACTGCCAACTGCTGGCGGATCCGGAAATTATCCGTCTGGTCGTCCAGATAGAGGAGAGAGAGTTTGAGTGTAAGTTGAGTTACCATCTCAACGCACGCCCCAACCCCGACCTGTGGTGGCTCGACAAACAGCCAGACCTCAAGGAGTGGTTGACCTTGCACGGGCACGAGGAACTTGTCGCACCCGTGTGCACTTGCGTGATGCGTATGTTCACGCCCCTGCGTGCGAAGATAAAGGAAGCGGGGAAACAGCCCCTACCCCCAGCGGAAGCGGTCACGCCTGTCTTCAAGTGGGCTTACGGGGTCAAGCGTGCGGAGCGTGGCAACCTCACAGTCGAGGCGGACAACCGCTCGCAGAAGGTCACGATAGACTACCAGACCACCATAGACAAGCAGGAGCGTGCCGTGGTGGTTCACGCATCCATCCGTATGGGGGACAGGCACGCCGTAGCGAAGAGCGTCTTCTCGTATAAGGCGGACGCACGGATGAACACAGTCGGCATATGGACGCAGGCACAGCAGGCGATACACGCACAAGCATCGGAGTCAGCGGGCATTCCGGGCGAGCCAGCATCCTATGCCTTTGGCAAGGCGATGGACATCGTTTGGGATGGCGTGAGGCAGGCGATGGAGGAGAAGCACGAGAAGAAGTCCAAGGCGAAGGACGCAACGGACGGCGGATTGTTCGACATCGAAGGCATCTGAAAAAGTTGAACGAATGTTCATTACTGATGGTTGACAGGCGTTGAGAGCGTGAGAGACTGTGTTCGCACACACCTCTGATGACGACTACGACCCCTTACGAGCGTGCCGCACGATTTATGGCGGCTACGCCCCCCGCAGTATCTGGACAGGATGGGCACGGGATGACATATTCCCTTGCTGTATCCCTATACCACGGCTTCAACTTGAGCGAGCAGGAGACTTGGACGCTGATGCAGGCTTACAGCCTCAAGTGCTCGCCTCCGTGGAGCGAAAGCGAACTCCGACACAAGGTTCGGGATGCGATGAACAAGTCGCACAACAAGCCTCGTGGTTGGCTTCTGACGGGGGACAACAGCGACCTCGCACCACGCAAGCACGGGGGCACGCAGTCGAGCGTCACGCAGTCGGGCAAGTTCAAGGTTAACCTCGGAAATCTGCCCCTAGTCCCAGATACGGAGCGTTTCACGACCGAACAACTTCTTCTGAACTGCTTCAAGAAGGACGAAATCATCTGCATCACGAACGAGGCGGGCGAGGACGAGGACGGACGCTTCTTCCCCGCATCCAAGGGCACATTCCAGACTGTCCAATGGTGGCTCGATAATTTCTTCGGCATCAACCCGACCGACAGGGTTATGTTCCGTGACAAGCCCCAAGGGGCGTGGATTCGCATCAACCCCATCAAGGACGGCGACTACTCTGGTCGAGACGATAGCGTCAGCATCTACCGCTTCGTGCTGGTCGAGTTCGACACACGCCCCAAAGAGGAGCAATACGCCATCTTCAAGCAATCGCAGTTACCAATAGGTGCTATCACCGACAGCGGTGGCAAGTCGCTCCACGCTTGGGTTCGAGTCGATGCCAAGGACTTCGAGGAGTGGAAGGTCAGACGGCAACAGGTCTTCGACTACCTCTCCGACTACGAGCCAGACGAGATGACCAAGAACCCCTCCCGCTGGTCACGCCTTGGGGGTATCTTCCGTGGCGAGCACGAGCAACGCATCGTCGCCCTCAATGTCGGCGTAGCCAATTGGGACGAGTGGCTCTCATACCTCGAATCGTCCGAAGTCCCGCAGGAAGTCAGCGTGGACGAACTGATGCAATACGACACGGACAACGACCCGACCACAGTTCTTGGGAATAGGTGGCTCTGCCAAGGCGGTTCGCTCTGCGTCATCGGTCAATCGGGCATCGGCAAGTCGTCCTTCTTGATGCAGATGGCGATTATGTTGGCTATCGGTCGCCCCTTCTTCAACATCCAAGTCACCCGCCCGTATCGTTGCATCGTGATGCAGGCGGAGAACGACACCGGGGATTTGGCGGAAGCCTTCAAGGGCATCGTCGGCTCTATGTCCCTCACGGACGAGGAGAAGAGACTCCTGCGAACCAACATCAAGTTCTACCGAGAAACAGTCAAGGTGGGGCTGGAGTTCGTGAAGCAGGCACGCAAACTAATCGTCCACAACAAGGCGGATTTTTTCTTCGCAGACCCTCTTCTCTCGTTCGCAGGCGGGGACATCTCCAATCAAGCATACGCATCGCAGTTCCTGCGTAATTGGATTCAGCCCGTGCTGATGGAGACCAAGGTCGTCTGGGTCTTCCTGCACCATACGGGCAAGCCCAAGAAGGCGGAAGAGAACTCCGCCGCAACTGTGTCAGACCTTGCCTACTCCGGTTTGGGCAGTTCGGAACTCGTGAATTGGAGTCGTGAGGTCGCAGTCCTCCGACGGACGGACAAGATTCGCCCCTTCTTTGAATTGGTTCTCACCAAGAGAGGCAAGCGTGCTGGTCTGCTCGACAAGGACGGCAAGGCTACGGCGTTTATGAACCTTCGCCACGCCGAAGGACGCATCCTCTGGGAGGTCAACGACGAGAATGTTCTGACCAACTTCTCGATGAAGGATTTGCAGAAGATGGCGGATATGCCCCCGACCGAACACAGCAACGACCCAGAACAGAGCCAATTGGTGCGTTACATCGCCTCCAAATTGGGAGTAGGAAACGCTACCGCATTCGATGTGGCGAACCACCTCATCCGCCTCTCCAACACCAATCCCATCATCCTCTGGAATCACGCACGAGGGCATTGGCACGGCGTGAAGTGGAGCGACTCCGCAATGAAGACGCTGGAAGCCGACCCGTTCTGATACGGGCACAGCATTCCATTAGCCCAATGAACCAAAGCACGACCAAGCAACAGGTGATAGCGAAGAGCCGTAAGGCGATGAGCGAATGCTACAACTCGACGCTCGAACTGTTAAATACACTCTTTTTGGGGGTAGGAAGCCTTTGTCAAGTGCCTTTTTGGAGTTTCCGATTTCTAATAAGCGTCTCTAATGAACACTATCACCTCCCCTTCGGGGATGACAAATCCCAACCCCTTGTCTAATGGACACCCAACCCTCTGATAGCCAATACAAAGAGGTGGCAATCCCTGCCAACAAGCAGGGCATAGAGGCGTATGCCATATGGTTCGCCCAACAGCCCACAGAGACACAGAGAAGCCTCATAGCCCAAGGGCTGGGTCCCGAAGCCCGTGAGGGCGATGGCAACTACACATTCGAGGTCAAGGCTGACCACCAAGCCTTCTCATACGAGGAAGAGCCTGCCACAGACCCCGACCCCGCCCCCACACGCACATACACAGAAGATGAAGTCCAAGAAGTGGTTCGCCGTGTAGTGATGGCTATGCAACTCTCCGAGTCACCCGACTGCCTCTTCCAAGCACGATGTATCCTCATCGCCTTCGGAATTGGCGACCCGCCCACCGAGACAGAGTTAGCCAAGCAACGAGACTGCTCTCGCCAATTCGTATCCAAGAAGGTCAAGCGTATCCAACAACTCTTCAACCTCTCGCCTTCCCAATTTATGCGTAGCGAGAAAGCCTGCAAGGCTTACGCAGATGCGTGGCACAAGAACCAATCCAAACGCTCTAAACAGCCTCGTAAACCGAAACACCACATAGCCCCCCATACTAAACTCGTCGCCCAAAAAACACCACCCACCCCCCCACCCCCCCTTAAGGAATCTATTATTAAGCACCCTCCAAGTGCGGGGTCGTAAGACACCACGATTTTCCCCAACTTGTTTAGACCAAATTGAGAACAGTCATAAACCAATCATAAATAGATGCCATCACAGAATGAAATAGCGGCCGCCCTTGGGCTTACAAAGGGACGGGTGTCGCAACTCGTGAAGGAGGGGATGCCGACGACCTCGATTGAGGAGGCGAGGGCTTGGAGGGATAGCCGTCGGGTGGAGATGCAGAACAGGGGGCACATCAGCCAGCCTGTGCGTCCGTTGGACTTGAGCGGGCTGGACAATATCCTACAGTCGGTGACGGGGGAGACGGGTAATTCGGAGATGGATACCCGTGTGGCGGAGCAGACGGAATTGTGTCGGCTGACGAGACAGGTGTTTATGCAGGCGTTGCAGTCGGGCGACCCAGCACAGGGAAAGTTGTATGCCAACTACGATAGGGCTGTGGCTACATTATTGCGTCTGGAGAAGGAGCGATTTGTCCGTATCCAAGAAGAGGGTAAACTGATTGATGCGGAGGCGGCCGCCGCAAGGTTCAGCAAGGTGTTGAGTCAGTTGCGAAGCCAGATTGAGCGAGCGGAGTTGACCTTTGCTCCGAAGGCGAATCCAGATAATCCTAGTAAAGCCTTGAAGGCATATCGGGAGTTCAAGGACGATGTGTTTCGGAAGATAGCGGAATACAGTCCGCTGGTGAAGGATGGTTCACCCGCCATTGGCGACGACTCGATTGGCATCAAGCCACCGAACAGTCCATTGTCCCATCTCTTCCCAACAGTAGGAGACCTCCTCGACGACGACACCCCGAAGGCGGGCGGTTCTCTGGAAGACTTCACCGATGAGGCGATGGACGAAATGGGAGACGAGAACGAATAAATGACCCCCGCTCAAAAGGAGGCTATTGCCGACCAACTCGAAGCCCGCATCCGTAAGGTGTTCCGACCCGACGAGGGCGGAGACATCGTGGCGTGGCTGGAGGCGAACATCCGCCAGATTCCGTTCTCCCCGATGCCGTCTGGGTTTCGGGTGCAGGAGACCCCGTGGCTGGCAGAACCCCTGCGGGCGTGTGCCGACCCAGAGGTTCGGATGACGATGACGATAGCACCTATTCAGTCTGGGAAGTCGCTGATGGCGGAAATGCTGTCGTGTTTTATTATCGCACGCCAACCAGCCCCGACGCTCTACCTCAATGACACGGACGACAATGCGGGCGATTGGATGCAGAGCCGTCTTAAAATCCTGTGGGAGAATGTGCCCCCTGTCCTAGCGAAGTTGGCGAAGGACGAGACGGGCAAGAAGAACGGAACAGTCCAGACGGAGGATATGACCTTCTGGTGCTTGGGGGCGTTCAACGAGAAGAACCTCCAACGCCGTTCGATTAGGTGGCTGGTCGGTGACGAAACTTGGTTGTGGCCGCAGGGGCATATGGCGGAAGCCTCCGCCCGTGTGACCTCCTTCGGCTGGATGGGTAAGCGTGTGTTTATGTCGCAGGGGTCGTTCGTCGGAGACGACACCGAGGCTATGTGGAACACGACCGACAAGCGAGTCTGGTCGTTCTGCTGTCCCTCCTGCGGTCATAGGCAGCCTTGGAATTGGGAACAGGTAAAGATACCCGATGCCCAGATGCCCGACGGCGAGATGGACTACAACCTCATCCGCAAGGAGACCAAGTATGAGTGCGAGGGGTGCAAGAAGCGGTTCGACGACACGAGGTCTAACCGAGACGACTTCAATGCCACGGGCTTCTATGCCGTGACCAACCCTCTGGCAGACCCAGCGAACCACGGCTACACTTGGAGCGGTCTGGCGGCACGCTCGTGGGGCGTGATGGCGGAGATGTATGTTCGTGCGAAACTCGCCCTCGACTTGAACGGGGACAGCAAGGCTATGCAAATCTTCCGCCAGAAGCAGTTGGCACAGTTCTGGTCGGACGCACCCGATGACTTTGGTTCGCTCGCCAACATCGGCGACTACAAGATGTGCGAGGAGTGGGACAGGGAAGCCCGCATCGACCCAGCGAGCCGTAAGATACATTCCGACCACAAGCGTGAGAAGCAGATACGAGCACGCTTTATGACAGTCGATGTGCAGAGAGAAGGCTTCTTCGTCCTTGTTAGGTCTTGGGCAGAAGGAGGCGACAGCCGTCTCGTGAAGTGGAAGTATGTCCAGACTTGGGAAGATGTCGTAGCGATGGGCAAGACTCTGGAGGTGCACCCCGCTCTGACATATGTGGACTGCGGTGACCAATTCGACGATGTTATACGCCAATGCGGTATCAACAAGTGGACTGCGTTGCGTGGTGACCAGCGATACGAGTTCACTTGGATGATTGAAACATCGAAGGGACGAAAGCCCGTCGGCAAAGTCTACTCTCCTCGTAGGTTGGTCAATGTCGGAACGGGACCCGTAAGCGTTCACCACTTTTCCAACTTGGCGTTGAAAGACCAACTCTCCCGTATGCGTAAGATTGGAAAGCATACGCTGTCCGCTGACGCAGGACAGGACTACCTCGACCAGATGGAGTCCGAAGTCCGCACGAAGAATCTTGCAGGCAAGCCAGAGTGGAAACGCATCGGCAAGCGAGCGAATCACTTGTGGGACTGCGAAGTAATGCAGTTCGTGCCCGCCTTGGCGTTTGGCTTCCTTGCCCCGCCTCCGCCTCCCCCTCCAGAGGAAAAGCCCGCAGAGAGCCAGCCAGAGGGGTCAGCCACCCCTTCAGACCCCAAGATGCCCTCCGAGTGAGGGGGTCATACCCCTAAAAAGGGGTCGTAGCCAAAATTATTTTCGTCAAAAAACCCAATGTTTACAGGGGGTTTATGAGTTTCTGAATCTTTTTTGTTTTTTTGGCTTGTCAAACCCTTGGGCATAGTATCTACTTCTCTCATCAGGGTTAACTACCCTCTGTTCTTTGAGTCGCCCGATAAATCTACCTTAAGTCCTCTGCAACAAGCAGGGGCTGTGAACCACGACCGAGGCTAACAACGGCAACGAGCGTGAGCGAAAAGACCAAGGGCGACTCTCTACTTTATGCGGTGTGTGAGACTGACCTCACCTGTGCAACCCGACTGCGGTCGGGGGCTGGTAACCAAACCAGCCACATCGCTCCTCTTTCAGTTCTTTGACATCATCTCGTAAGTCGCCTCCATCGAAGTGGAGGACTTCGTAATCCTTGGGAGTAAGTGAACGAGTAACCCGACCGATGACCCAGATGGGGAAAGGCAGGGGAGTCGAGTCACTACGGACGGCAGATGCGGGCAACCGCTACAAGACTGACCGACGCAGAGCGAGCCAAGGGAATACGGAGAGTGGCAATCCCCAGCGAGGGAAAATCGGTCAAGTGCCGAGCAGATAAGTCCACGGGCGATGAGTCGAAGGCGAACAGGGGGATAGCCCCGAAGCCAAGATACGAGATGATGGTTCACTTTCAGTTCTTTCTCATTCCAAGTTTCAAGACGAGCCTAACACGCCGACAGCACGCCCGCTCTGCGATAAGAGTGTCGCCAATGTCTGGCTCGTCATAAGTTACGCCCACGCTACTCGATTGGTTCGAGTTAGACCACCGCTGACTCTCGAAATGAAACACACTTTGGTTGCAACCGAGTGTGCGGATTTAGAGAACTGTAACCTGTTAAACGGGTTTTAACTGTGAGAATAAGCGGGATACTGCTGAAAACTCAATGTGGTCTCTTGAGGGGATACCCTCTCGCAAGTTGCAGGTTCAAGTCCTGCCGTGGGCTGCTTACTTTGTAGACCGCAAGGTCGAAGAACGAGGCGTTAGTGCACGCCTACAACGCCAAGCCCCGCTGGGGGCTGGCGAGAGGAAGTAAGGCTCGTAACGAAACTTGGTAAGATTTTTATGCCGCCGGCTGTTAGTGCGTAGTGCATTGGTTTCGCTGACCTCCAAAAAAAGCCTTACTGTTCTTGCAAGGGCGTAAGGTGACTGACGGAGACTGTATCTCGCAAGGGATTTAACTGTAAACTAAAGTTGGGGATACCCAATGTTGAATGCGACTACGACTAACATATCGATACCGAGAGGTATCCTGCGGCACCCTTTTCTGTTCTTTTGACATTCCAACACCACGCAAACTGCTCGCACAGCCTCGCAAGAGGGGACGACCTATCACCCGTCGGCATCTGAAAAGTGCCGTAAGCGAACCAGACAAGCCCTGTCTACACAGGGAGTATTCTTGCACCGAAGATTGCCTGCCCCTTTCGCAGGACGGACGGCTTGTGGTGGGCGACAGGAGCGGACAAGCGAAAGCCCCGCAACTCTCACACAGAGCACCCGGATAGAAACCTCAATAAGCCGAGGGGGAGACAAGGGAGTGATGTCGGTCGCTGGAATGCCTAATACTTTATGGAGGGTGTAGCGTCTCGTGGGGGTAATAACTCACGGGGGTCGGGATGACTTCCGACTAACTCCAGCAACGCAGACACGGATGATGTCAAACCTTGGCTGTCACCGAGGTGGGGTCGCTCCCCGGTCCGAAAATTGTGGGTGCAAATCCCACCACCAACCAAACCTTTACGCCGTAGCGTGGTGCTGTCCTTGGAAGCCGTCTTGATTGGCGGTGGCGTGGTTCGCAAGACCCCGTCTCTTGAAAGGACTCGTGGACGGAGGTTCGACTCCTCCACGGCGACTCTAAAAAATAGAGTTGACAAACAACCTACGAGAGTAAGAATACTTTTAGTTCTTTAAACATCTTGAAGCAGTCGGCGGTTGGCAAATGAGCCATTCCGTAGCGGGGCTAACGACTGAAAACCTTAAGGTCACTTAAGGGTATGGCGGGGTTCGAGAACCGCCCTTTAACTTTGCTGTCGGTGTGATTCATCCGCCGACAGTCCTGCGTAAGCAGGGTGGTGATGCAAGTTTGTAGAAGCCTCGCTGGTTGCCAATGGCTATCACCCCGTGTCCAAAGCGGGGGAAGAGACAGCGGGAGACGGAACGCTCCAACTACAAGCCTAAGACGCCAGAGCGGACAGATGGGGCGGGACAAAGACGAGAGTCTCCCGTTTCAAAAGGCTCTGGTTCTCCTTTACCACTTGGTCTGGCTGATGAAAGTAGCCGAGCAGAGATGACGGCACACCTTGTTTGGGCATTCTACGGGTTGCTCAACAAATGGGGTTCAAGGGGTCATCCAGCAGACCATTCACTTTCTTCGTCCGTGTCGTTGACAGCGTGCCAAATGCACGATGCCAGCCAACGGACTATTTGTCGGACTTCCCAGAGAGACCATTGAGGCTATCCGTGATAAGGCGGTTGCTTTGATTATGGAAGGGAAGACGATTATGTCCTACGGAGATGGCTCGACAAACGCCAGCAAACAATTTGCCTTGCCCCCTCAACAGATGCTCCAAGAGGCGAACTACGCCCTCCAGCGTCTGGATGGACGGACTCGTGGACTCTACACGAACTACAATCGACTTGTTGACCGCTGATGCCACCCGATAACCAACCGAAACCGAGCGTCTTTGACAGGGTTCGTATGAGCCTGTCTAACCTCTTGAAGCCGAAAGCCTACCAAGGGGCTTTTGAGTCCACACGCTATTCGGTTCACAGAACCCGCATCGACGCACCCCAGCCGACCGATTTCCGAATGGAAATGACGGGGCAGACCCGTCGTGAGATGGTTCGCCTTTCCCGTTGGCTGGAGAAGAACAACGGACTCTACAAGCAGATGATTAAAGACACCGCCATCTACTCGATAGGCGAGGGCATCGGACTGCAATGCTTGGGTGGCGAATACGATTGGCAGAACTTGGTGGAAGCCGAGTGGGAGCAGGAGTGCATCCGTCCAGAAATGTCTGGGCGTTTCTCAATGCTCGAAGCCCTTTACATCCTTTGCGAAGCCTTGGATAGGGACGGGGAAATCTTCATCATCAAGTGCAAGGATAAGAAGGGCAACCCGAAGTTCCAAATCATCGAAGCCCACAGAGTGGAGACCCCGCCCGATGCGATGTCGCTCCCCGACATCTTTGACGGCATCCGCTTCGACAAATACGGAAAGCCGACCTTTTATTATGTAAAGCAGGGCGACGGAAAGTATGAACCTATTAAGGCGGCCTCGATGATTCACATCTTCGACGCAGAATACGCCTCCCAGAGCCGAGCCTTCCCGCCCCATCAGCACGCTATCAATCATATGCGTGACGAAATGGACTTGCTGGCGATGGAGAAGGTCGCTGTTAAGGACAATTCACGCACTTCTCGTATCCTAAAGGTGGAAGACACCAGAATGGATTCGGGTGACCTTGGTCTTGGTCAGCCTTTGGGCGAGGGCAACTCCTCTACCGCCAATACCGACCCCGACGCTCTGAACCGAGTGCTTGGTGGTGTGACCGCCGTTTTACAGAACAATGAAAGCCTTGTTTCTTATCAGTCCGCCCGTCCGTCTGCGGCTTTTGCTGGATTTATTGACCACCTACGCAGGGACTCTGTTATGGGGGGCTTGCCATACGAGTTTGTTGCAGACCCGACTCGTGCTGGAGGTGCTTCCGTTCGCCTCGTGGTAGCGAAGGCGGGACGCTTCTTCTCGCACAGACAGACGATTATCATAAACCGATTCCTACAAGACTACTTCCAATTCTGGTGTGGTCTTAAAATCGACCGAAAGGAAATCCCAAACGCCCGCAATTGGTGGAAGACGGAGTGGGTTTGCTGTAAGTCGGTCACAGTTGATGCTGGTCGTGAGGGTGCTAATGAGCGTGCCGACCTTGATATGGGTCGTATCCCTCCTAGCGACGACTTCCAGAGCCGTGGCTACGGGTTTGAGAAGACCATCCGAAAGATTGCCCGTGACCACGCATTTATTCAGCGTGTGTCAAAGGAGACGGGTGTCCCAGAAGACAAACTTTGGCGTAAGTCGCCCTCTGGCGGTGGTGGCGGTCAGCCTCAACAGCAACCGAACACCATTCCCGAAGGGGCGATGGGTATCGTTATGCCGGGTCCCGATGGACAACCGCAGATTGTTCCTATCGACCAAGTTGTGGGGCAGAAAGCGGAAGAAATGGCTGGCGACCCGCTTACGAACAGCGAACCAGAACTCTCGCCTCCTCCGAAGACTCCCGCCGCAGAGCCTGCGTCGCAGATGGAAACCTCTGTTGACACCCTGCCAAAACAAAATCCGGGGCTTTCCCGTAACAGAGAGCAACCTTTCTCCAGATGATTAGAAGCGACTTACACTACGCCTTGAAGGCGGGACGACCCCTCCTCATTGACCCTATTAAGGCACAGGCGTTTTTGAAGAACGCTGAACTTATCGTCTCTAACCCAGAGATTGCATACCATTTGTCGGCGTATATGAACCCGATGCCGAAGGCTGAAGTCGGTCCGAAGGCAAAGCGTTTCCGTGCCGCCCCCGTCGCTGATGACGATGAGGACATCGAAAAGATGGCGGCATCTGCTGGTCTCGCCGTGGCATCAATGCCGTATGTCAAGGATGGCACGGGCATCATCCCTGTGCGTGGAGTCATTGGTAAGTGCCTATCTCCCCTTGAGGCGATGCTTGGTTGTGCGGACATCGACAAGATTGCGAGCCAACTCGACGCTTGGATGAAGGACGACACAGTCTTCGAGGTGGTTCTCCATATGGACTCTGGGGGCGGTAGCACTACGGGTCTGGAGGAACTTGCGAAGAAAATCCGCACATACGACAAGCCGACCATTGCCTTTACCGACTCCGACTGCGGTTCGGCGGCTTATTGGATGGCATCACAATGCAAACGCTTTGTTTGCACCCCCTCGGCTTCAGTAGGAGCGTGTGGCGTTTACATCACAATGACCGACGAGCGTAAGAAGTTCGAGAAGGAAGGTCGTGAAGTAGTCGTCATCAAGTCGGGAAAATACAAGGCGGCAGGCGTGGAAGGCACAAGCCTTACCCCCGACCAAATCAACGCCCTCCAAGACGAGGTCGATGAACTGCACGGCAGATTTATCCGAGATGTCCGTTCCGTCCGACAGTTCGCATCGCTGGAAGACCTACAAGGGCAGTCGTTCTACGGAGACAAGGCGGCACAGCGTGGGTTAACCACGGGCATCGTCGATTCGTTCGACGCTCTGCTGGAAGAAATCAAGAATACCCGCAGGCAGGCACATCGCCAGATGCTCCCCACGATGTATTCCCAGCCGATGTCACCTACCTCTCTTGATACGCCGAATCCTTACATCGGTTGACATTTCATAAACACTAACATCCCAGCATTATGAGCAATACCAAGTCCGTCGAACAGCAACTCAAGGAGGCTATCGAAGCGTCGAAGCAGACCCTCGCCCTCTCTGAACAGGTTACCTCACTCGCTTCTGAAAAGGAAGCCCTCTCGAAGCGTCTTGCTGAAATCGAGACTGCTCTCTCCGCCCCGAAGGCTTCCGAGCCTGTTGCGGTTGACCCCCTTATCGTCGCCAAGTTGGGCGAACTGCTCGCCGAGCGTGAGATGACCGCCAAGGTTCTGAAGGAACTCCAAGCCAATGTGGTTCGCCTCGAAAAGGAAGCCGCCAAGAAGGCTGACCTCAACGAGTATGTGAAGCAGCGTATGGAAGACGGCGAAGAAGGCAACACCCCTGCCGAGAAGCAACACCTCGATGCTGGCAAGAAGGGCAAGAAGGGCGAGATGCCCCAATTCATCAAGGACAAGATTGAGGAAAAGGAAGAAGCCGAAGCCGAAGAGAACCCTAATCACCCGTCTCCGGGTATGCGGAACGAAGCCAAGAAAGGCAAGAAGGCTGAAATGCCCGACTTCATCAAGGAAAAGATTGAAGAGCGTGAAGAAGAAGAGTCCGAAGAAGCCTGCAACTACAAGTCCAAGAAGGGCAAGAAGGCTTCCAAGGCTTCCTATGAAGACGAAGAAGATTACGGCGAACTTTCCGAAGACGAAATGGAAATGCTCCGTGAGTATCGTAACGCCTCCAAGGCGAAGAGCAAGAAGGCTGATTCGACCCTCAAGTCCCCTCTCAAGGAAGAGACAAAGAACTTCGGCGACATTATCCCCCAGCCGGGTCTTGACCCTAACAAGAACAATGTGAACGAGGACAACACCACCTCCCCGTCCCTTAACAAGAAACTCGCCGCCAAGGCTGGCAAGGCGAAGGGCGAAACCGATGTCGAAGAGATTATGGAATCTCCCGATATGCAGGAATCCGAAGGCGAAGAGCACGAGCACGAAGTCACCCTGTCCAAGCCGGGTAAGGGTGCGAAGAAGGCTGAAGCCGTTGCGAAGCAGGCTGGCGAAGACGAAATCCCTGCCCCGCTGATGGAATACCTCAAGCAACTCGTCAACCAAGAGAAGCAGAAGAAGGAAACCGCCAAGAAGGGCGAAAACTCCATCGGTGGCGTTAACAAGAACGATGTCACAGGTCAGCCCGACCAAGACGAAGAAGAGTCTTTCCTCGACAAGAAGGATGCCAAGAAGGGCAAGAAGGCTGAATCCGTCGAGAAGTGCGTCAAGGACAACTGTGCCTCTGACGAGACCAAGGTTCACGAAGACGGCTGTGCCCCGACCAAGGGTAACACGACCGAAATCGGTGACAAGTCCCCTATCGCTGAAGAAGCCCCGCTCGTTGCCGTCGCCAAGCAGTCTATGGACTCCGTGGTCGATGTCGCTGTCGAGCGTCTGGCTGAAGTTGCCAAGGCGAAGCAGAAGGTTGAAGCCGAACTCGCCAAGCAGGGTCAAGCCCTTGCCGCCGAAGTGAAGGCGAAGGACGAAGCGATGACCGCTGTCGCCCAACTCCAAGCCAAGTTCGAGGCGATGATGAGCAAGTTTGCCCAAGCCGAAGCCACCGACAAGTCCCTCGAAGCCAAGGCGGCAAAGATTGTTGCCCAGAGTGCCTCCGAGCCTGTTGCCGCTGAAATCCAAGGCGACGCTCCTGTCACCGATGCCGACATCCTCGCCAAGTTCGAGGCAATGACCGACGCTCGTGAGAAGAACCGCTTCTTCAAGGCTAACGCCTCGCAGATTGGTCGTGCCGTGCAGGCGAACCTCAAGCGTCGCACCCGCTCTTAATTCACACGCAACCCCAAACCCAAACCTACACTACTATGGCAAGAGGCGGAGTTAATGTTTATGTGGCACGACAGGAGGGCAAGATGGCTCCTGTCGGCTCTCAAGCGAACGAATACGGCACAGGTAGCCGTGCGGAGGTCGAAGCGGCAAACCGCTCCGTCGCCTCTGGTGGCGATGTGAATGAGGCTATCGCTCGCATCACGAATGCGGGTGGTGGCACGCTCCGAGTGCCTAAGTCCGAGGTTGGTCGCATCCTCGCTCTGACGCAGTTTGGCGTTATGCAGTCCAAGGACGGCACTATCATCGTCCAAGATACCCGCTTCGGTGGTAAGAAGGACGCAGTTACCCTCATCAAGCCTAACGGCGAAACCCAGCAAGCCTCTGGTGGTCAAGTCACCATCGGTGCGGATGGCGTTCAGTCCATCAAGTTCGGCAATGGCTCGACATATGTGGTTCAGAAGACCCGTGTCGATGTCACCAAGAACCAGAAGGACGGCGTGTTCTCTATCAACCTTCCTCCGAATCTCCGTGGTGCCGCCTTCGACAAGGATGGCAATGTGAACGGCTGGAAGATTAACCCTAAGGCTATCCCCGACAAGGCTGTTCGTGCTTGGGTCTACCAGCATATGTCCAAGGAAGGCACGCTCCGCTTCCCGTCCGACTCCCCTGTCGCCGCAAAGTTGGGTGCTCTTCTGTCGAAGGCTGGCTACGCCCGCACCAACATCGCTACCATCAACCAAATCTTCAAGGATACGCAGGGTGCTCGCTACCAAGCAGGAGACAAAGCCGCCAAGGCTGGTGGTCTCGCTGGCTTCGGCGCCGCCCAGCGAATCGCCAATCAACAGGCAAATGGTTGACAACTTTCCAAACCCAAACCCTTAACCCCAAATAATATAATCCTATGAGTAACACTCTCGGTGGTATTAACCTCCAAGTCATTGCACAAGACTCGCTCACAACGCTTCTTGCTCAATTCCCCCTCGTCAACAAGTTCACTACGGACTTCGGTGGCGACATCCTCCAGCGTGGCGAGTCTGTCACGACCCGTATCGCCTCTGGCGTGTCGGCAACCGACATTGCCGCTAACGGCTACGGACGCTCCGATGTCACCTCGACCTCGAAGACTGTCACCCTCAACAAGCACAAGGGCTTCGTGATGGGCTTCTCTGATGGCGAAGTCGCCAAGGGTGGCTACGATGTCCTCCGTCGCACATTCATCCGTCCTGCCGCTCACGCCGTCGTGAAGGCTGTTATGGACGATGTCTTCGGTCTCGTTGATGGCACTAACTTCCCTGCTACGGGCTACAACAGCACAGTCGCCGCTTTCGACGCTGACGCTGTCGCTGACATCTCGCAGGCTCTGACCGATGCCAATGTCCCTATGGCTGGTCGCACGCTGATTGTTAAGCCTGCCCTCTACACCTCCCTCGCCAAGGACAACAGCATCCAAGCCCAATACGCTTCGGGCACGAATGCTCCTCTGACCGAGAACCTCCTGCCCCGTATCCACGGCTTCGAGGTGAACCAATACACCGCTCTTCCTGCGACCATCACGAACCTCAAGGGTATCGCTGTTTCTCCGGAAGCCATCCTCATCGCCGCTCGTCTGCCTGCTACCCCGACCAATTGGTATGGTAATGTCGCTACTGCGACCGACGCTGAATCGGGTCTCTCGATTCAAGTCCGTGAGTGGTATGACGGCGACGCTGGTGAGCAGAAACTGTCGATGTCCATCCTCTACGGGGTGTCCGTCGGTAACCCGTCCTGCCTCGCCAAGATTATCGCTTCTTAATCGAAGCGGTAGTCGAACAAACGAGACCTCATCTTCGGATGGGGTCTTTTTTGTCCCCCTCTGCATAGGATACCACCCACGAGTTGACACCCTTCAACAGGCAACCGCTTAATCCCTTACAACAATGGCTTACCCCAAGTATTCTATCCTCATCACAGTTGACCCTTCTGACAGCACGACTGTCGTGACTCAATACACCTCGAAGGTCACCGCCAAGGCGGCCCTTGCCACGGCTCTTGGTTCTGGTCTGGATGCTTACCTCTACCTTGAGCCTCTGCCGACCCGTTCGGTGGTTGCCGAGAAGGTTGGCGGTCTCTACACGGACGCTTATGGCGTTGTCCGTGAGTTCGCCACGGGCATCCCCGACTAATTACCTGTTGACAAGACAGATAGTCGAGGCACGCTACTGACCTATGAGCCAGAAGTTCTCTATTGTCATCGAGGTCGGCAAAGACGGCAAGCCCGTCTCGACCGCATATATCAAGGCAGAAGCAAACAAGGCGAGCGAGCACTTTGTGCGTCTTCGTGAAGCGGGCAAGGAAGCGTATTTCTTCCAGCATCCCGTTGCTGACCGCCGTAGCAAGTCTGCCGAACAGGTGACTGCTACGCTTGGTCTTCGTGACGCTGAAGGCAATGTTCAGCACCCGAAGGAACAGCCTAAGACTCCCGTTCCGAATCACATCGTGAACGAAGTTCCGATGCCCGCACCGAAGAAGCGTAAGGGCAACAACATCGAAGGCGTTTCACTCGACATCCAATCGGATGGTCCGACTGCCGTCGATATGTAATTTCACCCAAACCAATAAACCACAATGATTGCATTCATCATCGGTCTCGTCATCGGCTTCATCGCTGGTGCTCTCGTGTTCAGAAACAACGCCAAGAAGGCTGAAGCCCTCGTCCAGAAGGCGAAGGAAGAAGCCGAGAAGGCGAAGTCCGTTCTCAAGAAGTAAGACCTACTATGGCAAAGAAGACGAGCAAGAAGAACATCAACGCCCCTGTGGCTGGCGACGACAATGGCAACCTTGTCCGTGCTGGCTACGCTCCGAACGAGATGGCGAAGGCGAAGAAGTTGTTCGATGCAGAAGTCAAGGAACGCCCTCTTGAGATGGAAGGCGTTACCTTCTCCGACTTCCTGTTCGAGCAGGCTTCCCTGTCCTTCCTCATCGACACGGGTCTGGGCGAAGAATAAGCGGAGACGCTGGTTCACCCAAGGGGCTACTTCGGTAGCCCTTTTTGTTTGGTGGACAGGGAGCAACGGGTAATGGCAAGAGGGAATCCTATGAGTATGGGGAGGGCGGCTCGTTCGGAGGTGGTCATTAAGACCTTTCCGTCCAACTACCCGTATATGCCCGACTACAAGTATCTGGACAAGATTGCCCCGTTCAAGAAGAAGGACTCTGTGGCTCTGGAGAAAGACCTCCGCAAAATCTCCACGCTCAATACGAGCATACCAGAAGAAGACTACGGCGAGCATAGGGACTACACCACGCCCGATGGCTCAAAGGCTACCTTTGCCGTAAGGGTGTCGGCATACGACAACACGCTGGTTCTTCGGACTATTGAGAGCGTTTCTGGCAAGGGGGCTGGCACAGCCCTTATGAACGATATGACGACTCTGGCGGACAAGCGAGGTGTGCCTATTATCTTGAAGGTAGAACCCTTCCAGCCAACCCGTGCGGGCGTAAGGAAGAGAACCACGGAGGAGATGCACGCATTCTATTCCAAGTTCGGGTTTGTGCTGGATGAGCGTCCAGAGCGAAGCAAAAACGGGGAGCAGGGGATGCTGATGATTCGACCTCCACGCAAGTAATCCAAAAGCATAGGTGGACACGCCCCCAATTTCAAATGGCACGAGGAAATCCATCCAGAGGAGGCAGAGCAGCGGAATCTGAATTATCCGAACGGCTACGCCGTGAAGCATTGGCACTCCGTATCAAGAATGAGGCTGAAAAGCAGGAAGCCGAAACTAATCAAAAAGACTACGATGATGCTTTGAAGTCTGCCTATATGCGGGCGGAGGAGGAAACCAATGAGGATTTCCGTGGCAAGCGTATGAGTGTCAACGAAAGAGAGCAGGCTGAACGGGAAGCCAAAGCCAAGGAAGCCGAAGATGCCGCCAAGGCTGAAGAAGAGCGTGAAGCCCAAGAAAAACTCAAGGAATCAAAGGTGTTTTCAAAGTTTGAAAAGGATGTCAAGAGGTCTGCTTTGACTTACGACGATTGGACAAATGCAAGGTGGTATATGACATTGGACTACGAAGGTGATGCGGAACTGAAAAAACTCATTCCAGACATCTATCAAGACGACAGAAACCACCTATCCAAGGAGTATATCCAAGAAAGCATTGCTTACGCTCCTCCAGAAATCCGTGAAGCAGTAACAACTGCGTTGATGGCTTTTGCACCAAGGGGAAGAAACGACGATTTCCCCGGCGAATCGGCTGAAGTTCTCTACAAGGGGCTTAATCAGTCCTATGCAGAGGGTGCTTTTGGAAGAGGTAGCAAGGCTTTTGTTAATACTGACGACCCAGAGCAGTCAAGGATTGATGGTCTTGACGAAAAAAAGCATAAGGATGGTATGAATGCTCTTAAGAAAACTGACGCATACATTGCCAAAGTTCTTCTTGGTGCGAGAAAGCACTTGGTGGATAAAGACGGCAACAAAGTTGATTGATAAACGATGGGACTATGGGACGAAATGTCGGACGATGGTCCGGAGTTCTTGGAGACCTTCGGTCGTCCAATCAAGTTTCGTGGCAAAGACGGAGTAGCACTCATCAGTCGCTCACCTATCGGGCAATTGATGGCAGACGGCGGTTTCACATACAATGCGAACCACAGCGTCCGCATTCTTGCCCCCGTCGGTAGCGACTATTACACGAACCGCCCCAAGCAGGGCGAGTTCATCTACTTCTTCGGGCAGAAGCATACCATCCTTGAGGTCACGGATAGACCGCCATCTCCTTGGATTGACCTATCCACGGGTGTTACAGGAACATCGTGAGTGCACCCAAAGGTGTTCAAATTAATGTCCGCACAAACGCCGCCGAAGTAGCCAAGAACCTCGGAAAAAGTTCGGACGAGGTAATGAAGATGCTACCTAATGCTCTGAAGGAGTATGTGGTGGCGGTGTGCAAAGAGTTGCTGAACAAGTCTTATCCTGCGCCGGGCAATGACCCGACTTCTGGCGGTGGCGGGACGGATGCTGGATTACAGCAGGGTAAGAGTAATCTTGCGGCTGAAATCAATTCAGCCTTCACGACTTGGGAAAAGACGATGGTGGGTGACCTAATAATGGCAAGGAACGAGCAAGTCTTGTGGAACTTGAACAACCCGATACCTTGGCGAAGCCCTCGCCTGCAAAAGGCGTGGGACAGCAAAGACATCGACTATCTCTATGAGACCTTTGCCCGCAAGGGGTGGACAGAGCCGTCGGAGGTGGTTGACTATCAGTCTGACATCGACAGGTCGCTCCACGAGAAAGTAAGAGACCCAAAGTCTGGGGCAGTCCTTGAGGCGGTAAGGAACAACAAGAACCTCCGTATCTCCGTCAAAGACCGCCAGACGATAGAGAACTACATTATAACACGCCAGAAGTCCATAGGCACTATGGCAGGCGGTTGGGTCAAGGCACTCTCCGCCTTGGGGGCTTCCGTGCAAAGCCCATTCGGGGGCAACGGACACGGAGGTGCGGTCATCAAGGACGGGGGTATGTCCATCCACGCATACAACTCGCTGGGTGATTACAACAAGATGATTTCCTCCTTAGGCATCATTGAAGATGTAGTCAACGAGAAGTCGGATGACTTGAAAAGGTTCATTGATGCCGAGATAGACAAAGTCCTCAAGGCAAACTCGACCCGACAGAGCGGTAAGCCTTGACAAGGAACAAGGGGTGTAGACCTATATGAGCATTAGAAGAGCGATAGAAGCACAGTTCAAGTGGACGCTCGACCCGTTCTTCCAGAACGGCACGCACCAAATCGTCGAATCGTTACGGACGGAGGATAGACCTTTCCCTGCCATTGTCATTGTGGCGGGGCAGGCGGTTTCCGCCATCCCAGAACAGCCCGACAATCTGGGCAATTACAAAATACCCGTGTCAGTTATAGTGATGTCGTCCTATGACGAAACGAGCGTAAACGCTCATACATCGATTGTTTACCAACTTACCAATGTATTCCGCAACATCTCCAGCCGACGCAAGTCGAGGGTCAAGGGATTACACATTTACGACATCATTCCCGGTGCTGTAGGTGAAGCCAGCGAGGGTCGCAAACTCTCCTCTGTCTTGAACTTCGATGCTATGGTAAATTACGCCCCGATAGCCGAAGCACCAGAGCCTCTGTGAGCAAAGAGTGGGCAAGTTGACAATGGGCAACTTGAAACCTTAAACGCCAATGCCCGACACAGTCCCTCCCGCACCGCAGTCGCCTAACGCAGCCCCTGTTACTTTTGGCACAATCCTGCACTTCGGTCTCCCAGACATCGAGGTCACGGGTATCATCGTCGATTCATACCGCAGAGACGCACAGTTCGCCCAGACACAGGAGGTCACCGACCAGATGGGCACAGTCATTGGTCTTCGTATGTCCGACTTCCGTGCCAATGTCTCGGTTGACGGCAGAGTCCTCGCCTCGAACACAGCGAATATGCCCGACATTAAGTCTGGCGATGTCCTAACCATCAATGTGGACAAGATTGTGATTACCTCGGCGGGCTACAACGGAACGGCGAATGGTTTCCACACCTTCTCCATTTCTGGAACTGCTTACTCTGGCATCACGGCTCTCGCCCCTGCGGGTTCTACATATACTCCGTCTATCCCCGGAGCGTAATAGCACGCAGATATGGATGGTCGTTTTCTGACCGCCTTCGTAGTGCCCCGCCTTTGGAAGGTGGGGTGCTATTCTTTACGCCCTTACAACCTCCGTCATATGATGTATCTGACGGCGTTGAACTCGCCGTTTACGGCAAAAAACGCCAAGCCAGCGGATTTCACGACAGAGAATGTGATGGCATTCCTACGCATATGCTCGGCGGGACATCCCGAAGACGCATTTGGTTCTCTGTCCTTAAGGGAACTGTGGTTCAGAACGAGGATGCAGACGGACTTAATGTTCTTTACGAGGATAGTCAGTCAATGCTACACATACGCCTCGGAGTGTTCGCAGTCGCCCGTGACCCTAAGAAAAGACAAGGGGGAGAACATCAAGGAAAAGGGGGAGAATGTCCCGTTTCCTCTGATGATGGTCACGATGATGACCTCCAAGTTGGGGATGGATATGGAGCAGGCTTGGAATACACCCGTAGGTCAAGCCGTCTGGCTTCTCACCGCCTTTGCCATACAAGAAGGCTCGGACACCCAAATCGTTAGCACCGAAGACGACCAGCGTGCCGTGGAAGAGCGTAAGGCTCTGGAAAAGATGCAGGCAGAAGCGTTGGCAAAAATCAAAGAGGAGGCACGCAAGTCCCGTAAATGAGCACGCATAATGTAGACATCAATGTAAACGCCAATACGGAGCAGGCACAGAAGTCGCTGTCATACCTACAGTCCTTGATGGGCGAGTTTGGCAAGCAGGCTACGAACAGGATGGCTGGTATGCTGGGGGCGGCGGCTGTCGCCAAGATGGCTTTCGACAAGGTTTCGGAGGCTATTTCACACAACATCCAGACGGCGAAGCAAGTGTCGCAGATGGCTATCAAGTTCAACATCGACCCGTCGGCGATGCACTCCATTACGATGGCGGCGAAGGACGCAGGCGTGAATGTGCGTGCCCTTACAATGTCGATGAAGCAGTTGGGCAAGACTGCTGAAAAGGCTATCTCGTCCAAAGACCTACAGAAAGACTTTGAACAGTTGGGCATCTCCGCCGAACGCCTTGCCGAAATCCAAGCCAAGCCGTCCAAGTTCCTGCCAGAGATTGCCAAATCGTTGATGGAAATCGGGGATGAGAACCAGCGTTCAGCCGCCGGCGCCGCCCTGCTTGGTCGTCAATATCAGCAACTTCTCCCGCTCATTGAAGAGTTGGGCACATCCGAAGAAGCCCGCCAGAAGTTCTTGGAAAACGAGAACGCAATGACGGAAGAGCAGATTGCCGCCCACAAGGAAGTCGCCAAGATTCAGAATGACCTTGGTGATGGATTTGAAAAGTTGGTGGCAAGTGTTGCCCCGCTCCTATCGTGGGCGATGAACTTTGTTTCGTTGCTTGCCGAGGGTCTGGGTTACATCAAGGATATGATTTGGGAGACAAAAGAAGCAAAAGAAGAGCGTCTGGCGGGCAACGCCGCCAAGGTTGGTGAGAAACTGACCAGATGGTCAGAAAGCCTTAAGATTCGTGCCGAAACGGGTAACCTATCAGAGGACGAAAGGTCTGGAATTGAGTCTGCTGGCGGTGTTGAGCAATTCATTGCCGCCCAAATGGAGGCTCTCAAGGAGCGTTCCGAGGCTGAAAAGAAAGTCAAAGATGTCTACGATGGAACTTGGTTTGACATCCTAAACAAGACGGAAAGAAAACTTGTTGATAAACAATTAGAAAGAAAGAAAGCGGCCGCACCCGTATCCGAGTCTTTGGAAAAAGCCCTTGGTGTTCACGAGTCTCAAGCGGTTAGAGGAGATGATTATGCGGTTGATGGTCCGGACGGAACTACAAGACCAAGCGAAGAGCAGGCGGAAAGAATCAAAAGATACGAGGAGTCGAGAGAGCAACTGCTCGATGCGGCGGGCGAAGGGGCTTTGTCAAAAATTACCAAGTCGGGCATCAAAACAGCCACACAAGACTTGCGTGCAAGGAAGGCGGAAGCCGAAGCCAATAAACTCAACAAGGATATGGCAAAGTATGTCCGCATCCAGCACCAGACAGCCGCCATACAGGGCAAGGTGTATGACGAGGGGTCGGATAGCATTCTTTCAAAGGCTGCTTACAAGCAGTTGATGGAAGAGCGAGGCGAGGGTGAAAAAGCCGAAGAAAATGTCCGCACCTTCGAGTCTGAAGGTGCTCGCAGAAAGGCAGAGAAGGAGCAGAAAGCCGCTGACCGCCAACTCAAGGCAAGCGAGCGTAAGTTGTATGTAGGAGACCCCACCAACAAGCAGTTCAAGACAAACTTAACCGAAGTCGAGAAGGCTACCGACGCACTTGAAGATGCAAAGGACGCACAGGAAGGCGTTCTTGAGGACTTGAAGGATGCCAACAAGGACATCGCAGAGAAGTATGAGGCGTTGCAAGAATTGAACGAAACAGAGGGGCAGGGAACTCCAGAAGAAGAAGCCAAGCGTGCCCGCCGAGTGCTTGAACTGACCACATTGATTACGGCTGAAGAAAACAAGCAGAAGCAGTTGCAAGCAAAGGCGAACGAACTCAAGGGGCAGGAAATCCAAGCACAGGAGAACCTACGCAAGGCGAGGGAAAAGGAGTTTATGCAGGAGGTGAAACGCAACGACTTGGTGAAGGAGAGAGTCAAGACCGAGAGGGACTTTGAGAACTCCTTGAAATACAAGTTGATGAAGGTCGATGGTCGCTCCAACCGAGAAATCGAGGAGCAGAAAATCATCGATGAGCAGAAGAAATACGAGGAGATGATGGCGGAATACAACAAGAAGATGGCTACCTTTAAGCGGGCTGAATCTGAAGACGGGGCGGAGGTTTCTGATACCGAGAAGTCCGAACTTGAGAACCTAACGAAGGCGATGGCTTCGCAGAAGCAAAGCATTCTTGGAGCAGCCTTCGACCTTGGAAACAAGGAGGCTCAAGGTCAAGTTACCGATATGAGACGCATTGGTGGTGGTGGTATGGAGTTCGGCGGGCTGGCTAACACCGCAAGAGAGCAACTCGAAGTCCAGCGTGCTATGCTCAAGGAACTTGAGAAGAAGGCGAACTTGACCTTCGATGTGAGCGGATTCCAGACGGACTCTGGCAAATACGGCAGAACATACGCACAAGCCGTGGTTCTCCCAGACCGATAAGAGGGCGACAAGACACCAAGGAATATGACAGTTCCTCCATCACCTAACGGACCGGGCGGTCAGTTGTATAAAGACCAATACGGCATCAGATACTACGGCATTACGGGCGGGGTAGCGGGTGGCATTGGTCAGCCCGGCGGAAACATTTCGTCGGACGGCAGAGGGTTGCTTGAGGGGAATTGGACATTCATTTACCAAGTAGACCCGGGTTTGCCAAGAGTGCCTAATGTCCCAAGGCGTGGTGCTCCACACCCCACGGATGCACGCCTCAAATGCTACAAGACGGACTCGTCATTCGGACCGAACGGCGAGTGCCGTGTGACGGCATCTTACATTGGGTTGGAGAGAGACCCTACGGAGGG